GCTTGAACGTTTAGGGCATTGTTTGTGTTGTCAGCATACAAATTCAATCTCCAACCACTTGATCCAATCTCTGAAATGTTAAAGACTGGTAGTGTGGTTGTACCCCCATCATTTACTAATAACCCACGAACTTCCCAAGAACCATAGGATTGCGCACCGTTTTGCATAGCTACGACTGTGCCTGAAAATGTAATACAGGTATCAGATGCAGCTATGATTTGCGAAGTGCTTAAACTCGAACCGTTATCTGTTGATAATACAGTTGGTGTTGCGTCTGTTGTGCTTACACGAAGAATAAATTGTCCACCTTGTGCATCGCCAGCAGCAGCAAACTGCCCAGAAGCATATGCTTTTTTTCCACGATGGGCAGCTTTTGATAGCATTCCATAAGCAGACGAAGAATAGCCTGAGGCTGTATTACTTGCGCCCAATGAAACAGAACGTTCGCCACTAGCCGTGTTGGCATATCCTATAGCGACTGAGGTAGACTGAGACGCAATATTACCCTGACCACCCGCTGCAAATGCCCACGGCCCTGTAGCTTTGTTTTGGTACCCAATTGCAACACTGTAAATACCAGTAGAACCATAGCTTGAGGTGTTGTTGGCTATACCGGCGGCGAAGCTGGAATTACCAGAGGCGTAAGATGTTGCTAAGGCCATTGAACCTGTACCTGCTGCAACAGAACCTACATTATTCCCGTCAGAGCCAGCAGCAAAACTTCCCTGTCCACTTGCGGTAGACCTTTGAAATGCATTACTATAAATTGAAGAGGAAGTAGATGATAAACCAAAAGCAAAAGCACCCAAGCCAGAAGCGTTTGAACCCCCCAAAGCAATAGACTGATTGCCAGAAGAACTAGAATTGTTGCCAATAGCTACAGCATTAGAACCTGTTGCGCTTGGCGTTGTGGCACCCGAAGCATTAGCAGCATAAAGATCAGCACCACCGCCAGCATCTGCCCATTCAGCCGCGCTTGCCCCACTATTGACGGTTAAAACTTGACCCGCTGAACCTAAAGATGAGGGGATATTTGTGGCAATGTCTCGTCCGTCTACTGTGCCTGTGACAACGATATTGCCTGTGACTGTTGCGCCTGTATTTGTTACTTCAAGCTTTTTGCTTCGGTTGTAATAAAGATCAACGCCACCACCTTCGTGGACTTCCATCATTTTGTCAGAAGCATTAGCCTCGTAGATGCCCCAAGTTTTAGTGTTCCCCATTAAAAACTTTAAATCGAGGCCACTATCAATAATGTTTCTGTTTCCATAATAGGAAGAATTACCCCCTATTTGAAGGCTAGAACCACCCATTGAAATTTTGCCCGTATCGTTATTCCCGAACAAAACATTACCACTTGAAAAATTAGCACCGGCACTGAATACAGTGTTTTGATTACTAAATGTTACGCCATTAGAAAATTCATTACCTGACGAACTAAAAGTTACTGCACCAGTAAAAGTGCCGCCTGTCGCCGCAATACCGACGTTGGCACCCGCAGCTATACCATCTAGCTTAGTACCATCTGTTGCAACATCTCGGCCATCTACTGTGCCTGAAACCGATATGTTTCCAATGACATTAATACCGTTGCTTCCTAAGCTGAGTGTCAAAGATCCACTTCGATAAAAAAGAAGACTATTAGAATAGTTGAAGTATGTGTCGGAGGAAGTAGAGCCGGTAATATTAAAAATACCACTAGTCCTGCGGCGAATATTAGCGCCACCGCCAAAGTCTAATCTTGTTCCTTGGTCAAAAACTAAATCATCCGTCGATTTATCCCAAAGGACATTATAATTGTCACCCGTAAAAGTTACGTCACTGGCTAAAGTTACGTCGCCAGCGCCGCCGTCAATGGTTACACCAGAAGTTGACCGTGTTACGCCGACACCAATAGCTATAGAGTTAGTACCAGTAGCATTAGGTAAAGTAGACGTACCGTCATAATTCTCGTCGCTAAGATTGGTTAATGTCATGCCTTGTTACTCCTATGCGTAGGTCACTTCAGAGGTTGAAATATTAGCAACCCAACGAATGTTATGTGCAGCCTCTCCCGTACAGGTAATTGCTAGTGCATTGTTTGTGTTGTCGGCTGAAAGAACTACAGCCCAACCATTACCGTCTGCAAAAGTTTTAACCTCTGAGTTTACCAGAGTAGTCGTACCACCGTCATTTTTCAGTAAGCCTTTAATCTCCCAACCACCTTGATCCTGTGCGCCATTCTGCATTGCTACAAGTGTGCCTGAGAACATGATGCAAGTATCACTAGCTGCTACGATTTGGTTAGTGCTTCCAGCGGTGCTGTTAGTTGTAGTTAGAACTGTGGCAGTTGCATCTGTGGTATCTGCATATAAAATATACATACCACCTTGCGCCGATCCCGCAGAAAACCAACCCTTAGAACCAAAGATAAATGCGTTTTGAACAGCCGCTTTAGCATATGGGCCAAACGTCATTGCGTAGGTTTGTGTTGCAGTAGATGTAGAACCGCCAATACAAGCTGCTAAAGTGCCACTGACTGTATGATTGGTGCCTATAGCAAACGCTGTTGCACCACCAGTAACGTTGTTTGTATTACCTAAAGCAAATGCATCGCTATTAGCTACGATATTGCTATCACCTATAGCGAAACTGTCAGCGCTACTAGCTTTAGACAAACGCCCAATAGCAATACTGTTTGGGCCTAGTGCGCCGTAAGATGAGGTGTTGTTTGCTATAACTGCTGCAAGGCTGTCTGTACCAGAGGCGTAAGAACCACCAATAGCGGTAGAACCTGTACCTGTAGACGTAGCTGTAACGCCGCTGCCTCTTCCTATTGCCGTTGAGTATGTGCCAGAAGAATTAGCTTGTAAACCAAATGCGTGAGAACCGCCGCCTGTTGCTTGAGATAAGCGTCCAAAAGCACCAGCCCCTGATCCACTTGCATTTGCTCCCTGACCTAATGCTATAGTAAAACTATTGCTAGAAGTAGCGTCCTTGCCAATAGCTACAGTATTTGTACCACCAGCAGTTGGTTTAGTAGATGTACCATCGTAGCTTTCAGCATAAAGATCAGCACCACCACCAGCATCTGCGAAAGTTACAACTCCAGAACCGTTTGTAGTAAGCACCTGATTGGCACTTCCGTCGGATGTTGGTAGAGTGTAGGCTCCAGACACTCTAACTGCATGACCTGATGCACCTAAAGCAACCTGATTTGTTGTGCTAGTCGCTGCGTTATAACCTACCGCTGTTGCCCCTTGATGAGTTGCTTGTGCCCCTCTGCCCAGAGCAGTTGCAAACGCTGCGGTAGCGTCTGTAGCTGGCCCTAGTGCAAGAGATGATGCGGCAGAAGCTAAACTATCTGTCCCAATTGCAACACTACCGTTTGCAGAAGTTACGTCTTGGCCTATAGCAATAGATGTACCGTCAGATGCTTTTGCTCTTTGGCCCATAGCAATAGTATTAGCACCAAGTGCGCCGTAGCTTGAGGTGTTGTTATTTATGGCTGCTGCGAAGCTGTCTGCGCCAGAAGCGTAGGCTCCGCCTAAAGCTACAGCACCGCTCCCTGCTGACACCGCTCCAGCGCCACCCGATGTACCGCCTATAGCAGTAGACATAAGAGCAGAAGCGGCGGTTGTGCGCCCTAAAGCTAAACTATAACTACCCGAAGATGCAGCACTAATACCCGCTGCAACAGAATAATTGCCAGAAGCAGTAGCTTGGTTAAGAGCCATAGATTGAGTGCCTGAAGCCAATGCCAAGCGACCAATAGCTACAGATTGACTTTGAGTTGTGCCGTAGCTGCTACTGTTATTACCAATACCTGCTGCAAAACTGTCAATGCCTGATGCCCGAGAATCTCCGATTGCGACGGAACCAGAACTTGCGGCTTGGGCGCTATCACCAATTGCAACCGATCTTTCGCCCGACGCCTGACCATGAATAGCTACGGCGTTATCACCGCTAGCTGTAGAGCTTTGACCCCAAGCAAATGCATAATCACCTGATGCCGTTGTGGAAAGACCCCCAGCAAAAGAATACAATCCGGAAGCGGTGGTAGTTTTTCCAGTAGCCAACGAGTTTTGTCCCGACGCGGTAACGTTGTCACCAATACCAACAGCGTTTGAACCTGCGACTGTGTTCGCTGTTGGAGAATCAGGGTTAGCGGTATAAAGATCCGCACCAGCAGGATCTGCGAAGGTTACAACTCCAGAGCCGTTTGTAGTTAAAATCTGGCCGTTAGTGCCATCAGACGAAGGAAGATTGTAAGTTTCTGAAATCCTTACAGTAGCAGTTGAATCGCCAATAACAATTTGATTATTCGCACTTGTAGTTGCGTTATAACCTATGGCGGTTGAATTTGTATGTGCAGCAGAAGCACTCCTACCAAGAGCAACTGAACCAGTTCCACTGGCAACTGTAGAGTGTCCTACAGATGTGCTACCAAAACCAGATGCATAAGCACCCCTACCAAGAGCTGTTGCATAACTACTTCTAGCCTCCGAATTATAACCTAGTGCTACAGCGGATTCAGTGTTAGCAATACTAATATGACCTATTGCTATACTGTTTGGTGCTGACGCTGCTGCCTCACTACCAATAGCTAGCGCATCTGTATTTGATGCAGCAGCAGCATCTCCAATAGCTACAGCATTTGCACCTGTTGCTGTTGGATCAGTGGCGCTTGAAGGGTTAGCGGTATAAAGATCAGCACCCGCCGCTGCCCAATCATAGTCTGAGCCGTTCCATGATAAAAACTCGCCATTCGCTGCAGTGCTTGTATTTAAATGCGCATCAACTCCTGTATTAAAACCTAAGTTAGTTCTAGCAGTAGCCGCATTAGCTAAATCGGATAAGTTATTGGATGGTTGTAGGATGTCCTCGGCGGCGGCGGTAATAAATACGCGAGCGCTACCTGACAAGTTAATAGCAGAACCTGAGTTAGAACTTTCACTGGGCGTGCGAGATAGGGTAGTGCCAGAGGCTGTATAAGTCCCTGTACCAATCTCAAAATTAGCCCCATCCTCTATGGTGTACCTAACTGAATTACCGTTAGTTACCCCTGCGTCCGCAAAACTTTGATAGCCTGAAACAGGGCTACCCAGAGTTATCGTGCCTGTCCCGGTAGTTGTCGTCGAGACGTAGGCTCTATTCTTTAAAACAGGCATATACGATCACCTCTATAGTTTACGCGATACGAATAATAGCACTCGTAGCGTCTGCTGTTGGGAACTGAATTTGGAAATCTCCGTTAGACGAAGACTTATCAGAACCAAAGTCCAACACCGCCACAGATGGGTTTCCACCACCTGACTTGTAAATCAACGCCCCACGAGCTGTAATTGTGGAAGAAGTCCATGTAGTGTTAGAAAAACTCAAAAACACTGTAGTTCCTGATCCACCATTTGTCGGGTTAGTTGAAATAGTCAACGTGTTCCCACCCGCGCTATACCCTGAACCTGATACCTCGTTAGAAGTAGTGTATGCAGTAGTCGCCGCAGCCAAAGAAGCGGATGAGGTATACAACGCGATTTTAAATGTTTGCGCTGTATTGCTGCTGAAGTCCATTTCACCGTCAAGCAGGGCTTGCTTGAAACTGGTACACATCGCCTGTGTTATAGCCATATCTAGTCTCCTTTAACTTACTGGCACTCGGAACTGTCCCGAGCGATAGGCGTCTTCACGTAATTTACCATCCCCAAGCGTTTTTAATAAAGCTATGGATTGCAAGTACATCTTTTCATAGTTTTGAATTACATCCGGTTCGCCCTTTAAGAACCGAATAGCTTCAATCAACGCGCCATTTAACAACGCAGAATCAAACTCATCTCCGAGCCATGTATTATTGGTCGTAACAATAGACTCAGGGTAGTACCCATAATGAAGCTCTGCGGTATAATCACCACTTGGTGTTGGGCCTAAGATAAAAGAATCATCATCAAAATAAGCATAATGTTTTGGAAGCCCCACTGATGTGGGTGTGGGGTACGCTTCTCTGATGAAGTTTACATCTTTGTTTATTAAGTAGTGGTACGCGCCATCAGCATCTACCACTGCAAGAGAGTACGTGTACAAGAAGTCTGTAGGAACGCTAAGATACTTGTTATTAGTAGTCAAAGACCCAGTAACGTTTCTACGTAGTGCAGGTATCTGCACTGTATTATATATCTTCTGTTCAGCCTGCTCAGTAAACATAGCGAGCTGGGCATCTGTGAACGAGTTCTCACAAATGTCTTCTATGTTGGTTTTCAGCTCGGTATAGTTCATAACTTATGCCATTGGCCCCCGTGCGTATAAGCCTTTGGTCGCCGCACCCGTGCCACGTACCTTAACCTTACCGCCTTTTTTATAGCCCGTCTGCATCGGCTGACCTGTTTTCTTTGCTTCTTTGGCAGCGGCTTTTTTACCTGCTGCGTCATATCCAAACATTTTGTTTCCAACTTTAGGCATAATGCACCTCCTACGTTATACTTACAACAACAGTACCCACAAATCCAGCGCCAACTAACGTGTTAGGTACAAGCTCAAACGGATCGTCACCGCCACCTACAGGGTTCCACCCCCACTGTATAGCT